ATGATGATTCTTACGATCCTGTTGATAACTCTCTCGAAAAACTTTTAAGTCGAGCAGAAAAAGAGTTGGATAAATCTGACGATGTATTGATTGGTCTTGAGATTCGTAATTACATTGAAAATAAATTAGAAAGAAATGAGCGTGTTACTATTAATCATGTTAATTCGCTAAAAGTTTGTCGTGATTCTAAAAGCACTTGTGCATCAACTTATAGTCTAGCAAAAGATTTAGGGTTTCAAGTTGAAGATAATGATGATAAAGTTTTGAGCAGTTTAGAAGTAATCGGGTATTACAATTAATAATGGAAAATATTGTATATAATAAATTAAACTCTTTAAAAGAATTAAGAAAGAAAAAGATTCAAACAATTCAAGATGTTACAAATGTTGATGAATTAAATGAGTTGATTGGAGATGACGAAATTACAGAAGAAGAATATCAAGATATGGTTTCGTACATTCAAAACAAAAATAGAAATAACTTAAATAAAAAATGAACACAATACAAATATTAGAAGATATAACTTATATAGTATGGTTCGTAATGGTTTAACAACAATTTTCTTTGGGTATTGTGACGAGGTTATCTTTTTGTCCTTGGTTAGTTAATCATCACCCTATCGGTAATCACATAAAAGCCGATAATCTTTTTTTCAAACAACCTTTGGAATTATTAATTCACACAGAAAAATGATAATTTCAAATAGTTTTTACTTTATGCTTGCTTCTTATATCAATATCCCTTATGATATATACTTCAATAAAGAATATGTATAGAGAGAATATATAGACAAAATATAAAGATTCACACATAAATAATAAAATTATATAGAATTTAATAAGAAAGAAAATATTATATAGGGGAGTACCGAAATTAATTAAATAAAAATATAATGAAAATAAAAATATTGGAAATAATAAAAAATTTTATATCAAATAATAAATTCACACGCAATCAAAATAATTCAAAACAAAAAAAATTAGAATATGTGCGAAATAAATATGGTTTTTTTTCAGCAGAAAATAAAGAAAATCAATCAAATAAAAATAATTTAATTAAATAATAAATAATATCAAATAATTTGGGCATTAAAAAATTTAGAATCAAATTGCCCCCAAATTAAATAAAGCTTAAATAAAAGGTAATTAAATGGACATTGGAGATCAGAGTGTTGAGTTTGTGCAAAAACAAATCGAACAAAATTTTAAACAAATAATGGCGAACAATGTTATTGAGAGTATGTATTGGATTGATACTCTTGAAGGTGCTAGGGGGGTAGCAATAATGCACGAAATAGTTAAAGATAAAATTGTTGATAATAATTTAATTGTTTTATTTCCTCCGTTCATCCCTAAAGATTAAATAATATACTTGACAAATAATATATAATCAAATAATGTATAAGGCATGAGTCTAGCAAAAGAAATAAATGAAAAATTAGATGAACTATTAAAAATAGAATCTGAAATTAAAAAAGTAAATGCCGAAATAACTGATGAAGATATTTTAAAGAATATAAACACAGGTGAGAAAGTCGGCAAGAAAGAGGTAATCGAAACTGCTCACAACATGAGGGTGCAAGTCCAAGAAGACCTTTTTGAACTCACCAATGGGGGTAAGAATGTAAAAGACATCTTTACAAATAAGTTCTATATAAATGACCTTATGCAAGATAAGATATGTGCAGAAGAAGAAATAGAAGAAAGTCTAAATAATAATAAGCCAAATAATATAGAATTAAATTAATAATCGCTGAAATAATAGTAATAAATTTTTTATAAAATAATATATACAATACATAATAATATTTTTTATACTTAATCTTACATTTTATATTTGACATTATATATATCCTATACTATACTCTACATATTATTAATCACAAAAGGAGAAACTAATTATGGGCAACATAGCAAGAGACGCACGAGCAACAGAAGTAATGAACAAAGTAAGGGGCAACAACCCTTTCGCATTTAGCCACAGGTTTATGGGGTATAGCGAAGCTACTGAGGGCATTGTAGCCCAACAACGAGAAGCAGATCGCAGGTTGAAAGAGATTCAAGCCCAAAGATTACTAAGATTAAAGAAAGGGGTATAATATGGAAATAATAACTCCACTAAATAATAAAGTTAGTATGTTCGCAACCAATCAAGAGTTGTATGCCCAATTAACTGATAAAGAAATAATTGATATTAAATTATGCAAACTAGATGAATATGCACAAGACCTATTACATCTTACAGAAAAGACTAATGGAGAATTAAGTATGGCATCTTCTAGTAAGTATAATAGTATACAAGAAATTTTAGTAGAATTAACTGAATTGAATTGTTAATAACTTTTTACGGAAAATATAAAATAATACTTGACAAATAACATATAATATAGTATTATATATAACATAAAGTTGAGAAGGATAAACTCAAATAAATCAAATAATCCAAAATTTTGTTCTTTAATATTTTAAACACTTTGGAGAGGTAGATATACCCCTCCTGTGGGTGACCGAATGAGCCTGTGATGAGCGGGCTAAGGTATGCAGATCCCTGTGGTGGGGTTGGTAGAGTTCAATCGAATGAGCCAAATGACAACACCATGTCTAGTCTGTAGTTCGAAGTAGGTACACCATGAACTGATGTTCATCCCGAAAAGTTGGAGGTATACAGTAATCCTCCCCCACACCATTTTGTTTAGTTGTTGTAATCATGGGAGAAGGAAAGATATTCAAATAATTCCGCATTTAATGCTAATCTTTCCATCCCCCCTCGCCCTCTTCTAGGACTGCGATATTCGCTTATCCTGGAAGAGGGTTTTTTATTTGACTTCTAGACCGCGCTATAGTATACTATACATATAACTTAAACTTTAGCCCCTTTACTAATACTTATCATGAAATGCCTGAACTAATAATAATACTATCAATTATATACGGAATAAAACTAATGCTAGATTATGATCCTCATTGTTAATACATATAAGATATAATACAATACAAATAATAAATAATAAATAAGAACATATTAAATAAATAATAAATAATATGTAATTAAATAATAATAAAATTTTCATTTCGGGTTTAGCCTCCATCTGCGTAGCGGGTGGGGGTTTTTTCGTGCCCTGAAAAGAGCTGTGTTGTAAGTCTTTGACTATCAGGCACTTGCGCGCGCGGCGGCCACAAGCCATAAGTGCTTGGCTATCAAGGGATTAAAAATGTTGTTTTAATTGCACTTTTTCCTTGCGTCAACACCTTTTGTGTGTCATTATGTATATATGATTAGGACAAAAGAAGACAAGAGATACGATATCGACTTTAGTCGAAAAGTATTTGTATACAAGAATCTCCACAAAGATTGTTGGTCAGTTAAACAAGACGGGCTAGTCAAAGCTCATGCTGACGAACTAGAGATGTGGGATTGCAGTTTCCGTGTCAACCAAAAAGGTAGAGAGAAAGTTCTCAAAGAAAAACGCAAGAATGTTCACGCGGGCATCTTAGGTAGAGTTGACGACTTAGGTGGTACAGTAATGATTGGGACTGAAGTTACATACAATCCGTACAAGTATAATTCTTTTGTTGACAAGAACACCGAAAATCCTGTATACTATACAGGATTTGCAACACTAACACACAACAAAGTATTAACAGCATGAACAATCTATCACAAACAACAATCAACTATGCAAAAGATTGGTTTACAGAAAACCAATATACATTCACAACTGACAACGATCAATTCACATTGCATATTAATGACAGCATTTTTATCCTCGATCCAACCGAGATTAAGTATAGAGCAGAATTACAACTAGAATCATTATTAGAACAAGTAAAAACAGATTAACATGAAGATATTAAAAGACATTATGGATCATTGGGGTTTTGTAGACTCCGAACAACTAAAAGAACTTGTTGAGCATTTTCCCAGGATGCCATTAGTTATTAAATGGGGAATGAGAGAAAGAGAACTATGTCACGCTAAGTTTGTAGCCGAGCGTATAGCAGAAGTAGAAGCCGAGTCAGACGACTATGTTCGTGAAGTTTTTATTCAATCAGAAAATTTTCGTCAATTAAAATCAGTATTAGGAGTAGAGTAATGAATAAGATAATGGAAGCACACAAGAGAAAGTTGGAAGATAGATGTTCAATCACCGATGCAATCATTGGAGTTGGAGATGACCTCTATGAGAACAGAAAACAAAACGATGAAATTTTATTTCAATTAAAAAACATAGCGGGATCTCTCGACCTAGTTAGTCAATACCTCTATGATATTAGTTGGGAATTAAAGAAAAACAGAGAAAAAACCCTTGACTTATCTGAACAAGTCAACTAGTATTATAACATGATAACATTAGACACACCCGAACAAATCGATATGTTTCGATTCCTCAGTCTCAAATCCGCACTCAAGTTAGAGTGTCTTGGAATGAGTAGAAGAGGTCAATCAGCATATTCAATTATTAAAGCCGAGTACGGATTCAAAGGTAACAAGAAGTCCGTCTTAGAACAAATGGAACAAATTATAGAGGATATTAAAAATGACTAAAGCACAGATAGAATCAAGAGTAGAAGGTTGGAATTGGAATATGAACATCTTTGAGATATATGACGAGCTCAGAGATGGGCATTCAGCACAAGACCAAGAAGACCTTTTAACTTTCGCATATACTTATTTCGGTAATGATGTAATGATAAAAGAGCTAGCGAGTCACTTCTGCGTTACTATTGAAACAGACGAAGACTCACCAATCCCTTGCTAATCATGAATAATTACATAGAAGCAATCTGTATCGGCAAACCATTAGACTTGCCCGAATACAATGAAGACACAGAACTTTGGGAGGTTCACTTTGAGGAATCACCCACCCCTTGGCATCCATATGATGAACAAGATTTAATTTCTTATAGTTGTGACTCAGCCGAAGAAGCGTGTGAGATTTACAACCATTACAACCAAAATCCCGTAGGAGAAAAACAAGATGAAGAAAATGCTAACTAAAATCTATCGTTGGTTCAACCCACTCTATCAAGTCGTCTATACGACTAAAGATGGAAGAACCGAGATGTACACCATCACAAAACCACAACATATTCATGAGTTTGGAAACATGAATGAAGGTAAGTCTGTCGTAGGCTTTAGGAGCTTTTGTCACAATCGTGGTCATGTTCGCTCTTTTCGTTACGATCAAATCATATCTTTAAACAAAGCTTAATATGAAAGATAAACCCAAACAAAATAGTTTGCAAGAAAGTTTGCGTCGATTCGGACATATGCTCGCCATCAGAGAACAACGAGGGGACGAATCTGAGGAGTACCAAATAAAGAAAGCTAAACACGCGAAGATGTTAGATATGCTTTACCATAAGAATCATAAGTAACGTAAGTCGTTGATGGTCAAGCACTTCGGTGCCTGGCCGCCGCGCAGCCCAAGTGCTTGGTATTCAGTAACTTACGCAATGCATTTTTCTGCATTTTAAATCACTTTTTCCTTGCGTTAAACTAAAAAGTAGCTTACTATATACTTATGAACATTAACGAAGACTACGAATCAAATTCTATAATTAACGCAACCGATGCAATGGATCACTCTATGGCATTTATCTTTGATAACTTTATTGAGCCAATGGAAAAAGAACTCTCTGAAGACCAAGCCTTGATGCTTGCAGTTATCGGAAGTACCTTTAAAATCATTGCTCAGAAAGCACAAGCCTATGAAGATATGATCGAAGGTAATCAAAACGACATACAAAGAAATTAACCCTTGACAAAAACTAAAAAAACTATATTATTATAATCATGAACAATCAAGAAAACAACATCGCTCCTCGCAAAGTTAACCTTAACATTTGTGGAGGTAATCGCACTATGGTAGATTACGAACAAGTAGTCGGAGTTCCTACTCCTCCTGTTTCGTATCGCAACAAACCAAACAAGAGAACAGGCGAGCTTGCCATCTCTCATCAACCCATCGCTCACCATGAGCTAGTCGAAAGAACTAGAGGTTTCTTAGGAGACAATGGTTTCACCATTCAAGATGAGGTTCACTCTCTCGCTAGGGACAACAATCACTACTTTGGTTTGTTTGCCGTAGATCATGCAAATCGTGCAGAGTCTGATCGTGGTTGCGTGATCGGATTGCGTAACTCTCACGACAAGACCTTTCCTGCAGGATTGTGTGCAGGTGATGCTCCTTTTGTTTGCGACAACTTGATCTTTACCAATACGATCAAACTCGCTCGTAGGCATACTCGCCACATCCTTGACGATCTCAACCAAACCATCAATCGGGCAATCGGAAAATTGTTCGGCTTTTGGCACGGACAAGACCAAAGAATCGAAGCGTACCAAAACTTCGATCTTGGCAACGCTCTTGCCAACGATCTTGTGATCCGAGCTTGCAAAGCAGGTGCAATTCCTAAAAGTAAGATTATGGATGTGGTCAACCAATGGGAGTCGAGCGATCATATCGAGTTCCGTGATCGTAACCTTAATTCTCTCTACAACGCTTTCACCGAAGTATACAAAGGCAACCTTGTTGCCCTCCCTGCTCGATCCGATGCGTTGCATTCCGTTCTTGACTCTCATGTCGATTTCGATATGGCGAACCATTTTGATTTGGATGATGTTGATGTTGTTGATGAAGTCGAAGTCGCCACCGAAGCTGAATTGATCGGTGCAAATGTTAATGGGGAAGTTCCTGCCGAATACTACGAGTAAGAGCAAATAACCCCCCAACCAAATAACCCCTCGCCAATCGGGCGAGGGGTTTTTTGTTGTCTGAAGCAGAACCTGGCGTTTCGTAAGTCGTTGACTATCAGGCAGTTAGGCGGGGTGGCCGCCGCCGTCGTAAGTGTTTGATTACCAATGATTTAAAATCTTACTTTTAGTTGAAGTTTTTCCTTGCAAAAGTTAAAAAGATGCCTTACTATATACTTATGATTAAAACAACTCTACTCACCGCAGGAAATGCCAAGATTACAAAAGGCGAGGCATTCGGATATATTACCAAAGGAATTCATTTAGCTCCCGCAAATCTTTCGGGCTATGAAGTTTGCCGTTGGAGATCCAAAGGTTGCACTATGGCTTGCCTAAACACCGCAGGTCGTGGGCAAATGAATTCTGTTCAAGATTCACGCATTGCAAAGACAAAGTTATTCTTTGAACAAAGGTTTGACTTCCTTGCAAAACTATCTAAAGAAATTACTTCTTCGATTAAGTCAGCAACTAAAAAAGGTATGCAAGCGGTTTTCCGTCCTAACCTTACAAGTGACATTGCCTGGGAAGACATTATTAATGAAGACGGAGTCAATCTATTTGAGAAACATAGCTCGACTCAATTCTACGATTATACAAAGTCATTCAAGAGAATGAAAGCTTTTCTCAATGGTGAGTTGCCAAACAATTATCATTTGACTTTCTCTTGCTCAGAACATAACGAAAAAATTTCTCAACTTGTTTTGTCAATGGGGGGCAATGTTGCGGTTGTCTTTCGTAACCAATTACCTGAAACTTGGAATGGGTATCAAGTTGTCAATGGTGATGAATCAGATTTACGATTCCTTGACAAGAAAGGGGTAGTAGTTGGGCTTATAGAGAAAGGGCTTGCTAAGAAAGACGAGACAGGCTTCGTTAAAGAAGGTGTAAGTTCTTGATTATCAGGCACTTCGGTGCCTGGCCGCCGCGCGTCGTAACTGCTTGACTGTCAACGATTTTAAAAATGCATTTTGTTTAATTTTTTCCTTGTGTTATTTGTAATTTGCTTTATTATTGTATTTAGTTCTTTTGATAGTTTAGATCGTTATGCCCTTTTAGTTTACATTGGCGAAAACAACGACTTACAGCAGTATACTAGTTAAGCCTGCGAGCGATTGATCATCGTTTTGAGTCGGAGAGAGGAGTTCGAATCTCCTAGGGGGCATCATTTTCTTGTAGGTCGTAAGACTGAACAACGAGGCGTATGAATCCACGCCTACAACCCGAAAGGGAGAGAGGGAAAGGGACATAACGATTTTCACACTTTCGCTAGTGGAAGTAATCTAGGCTCTTCAAGTAGCCCAAGTAACACAGCTGTTGCAAGCTATTGAATCCATAGATGAAAAAACTAGCTGATTTAGAGTTTTCCGTCCTTTCTCATTTGCCAAAAAAGGATACCAATTTCCTTGACAATTAAAACAAATTACTTTAGATTTATATTATGACAAAAACGATAGATATCACACCCACATGGTCAGCAATCATGCCTGTTATGGTCGATGTGCTGAAGAGTCCAAAAGCAAACAATACTGCAAAACAAGAGGTTACTGCTGAGTTAATGCGACTTGCAAGAATTGTTGATTCTCAAAACAAAAGGACAAAAGAAAATGGATAACTTAACTGAACAAGAATTAAAGGCGGTCTTTGATGTGGTTAATGTTTACGAACCCGAAGATATAAGTCATGTATACCCTGAAATGGCAACTGATGAATTCATGGAGGATATTAAATCTGCATGGAAAAAGATTTTGAATAACCTTGACAATACAGAACAAAACTGAGAGAATACTATTATGCACGAAAAAGTACAACAACCCGTAAATTCCTACACCGAGTTCGAGAAACTAGCATGGGGATCAAATCAACCCCTACCTGCTGTAGGATCAGAAGTTAATGTCAAGATCAATGGTATTGGTCGCTCAACTGTCCTCAAGTATTTCGTTGAGTATGGTTTTATTGGATTGTTAGTTCAACCACAAAACCCACCCACTTGGTACATAAAGCAAAATGGTGCTGATGAACCTTGTCATGTTTTCCCTGCTGAGTGTCTTGAACTTCAAGTTCGTAAAGACGATGGGACAGCAGACAAAGAATTTTATCAATCTATGCACAACGCTATGGCATAAACCCCTGACCACCAACCACTTAGGTGGCTGGCCGCCGCGCAGCGCAACTGCTTGGCTATCAATGACTTGCGTAACAACTTTTTTTCACTTTTCTGCATTTTTTCCTTGTGTTAATTCAAAAAATCGCTTACTATTATAACATGATTAAAAACGACACTCAACTAAAAGGCTTCGATGATTTGACTTTCGGTCAACATGGAGGATTCGCACCAGGCAAAGCTCGTCAAGCTCGCTTGACTTTCGGTCAACGAGACAAAGACAATCAAGATCAATTTACGATCTCGGTTGTCCAAAACCTTAATGACGGCACAGGCTTGTATGGTCACATTGATGACAACACTTACGAAGTCGCAATGTGGTTTCAAGATCGAGATACCATGCTTCCTTTGTCAAAGTATGACGATGTTCTTGCTCATCAAACTCCTGTGCAAGTTACCCAACTTATGCACCAAGCACAACTCAATGACTTTGCTTGGGTAACTCTTCTTCACTCGTTAAGAGATGACCACAGAAAAGATTTAGACCTTGACTAATCAACAAAACTAAACTATATTATATATTATGGAATTAACCACAGAACAAAGAATCGCAGTTATCGCTAAAGCAGTCGAAAACTCAAAATCTATAACGCCATCTCAATCGGTAGAAGAATTTATCGCAGAGATTAAAACTGAAGATGTTCTTGTCGAGCATGGTTTGCTTGATACTCAGAAGAACGATTTAGAAGATGAATCACAATTTTTTCTTACTCAGTCTGCTGAAGAGATTGACGAAGAAGATCAAGAGTTTGGTGTCTCGAAAGAGATGCGAGGCGTATACAAAAACAACTAAACCAAAAGGAATAATTATGCAATCAGAATTCTCATTCATTAAACAAGCTAACGCAGTAGAGGCTTACAAACCTTTGCAAGTAAATCGCCAAGGCGATAAGATGTGGTTCTCTTACAAGAACGCAGTTGGCACAATCGTCAACGCATACTATGATTATGCGACTCGTTCGTTTAAGTCAGTAGTTAAAGGCAGTCAGTACGGAGACGGAGTTGCGATTCGCAATCTTGTTGCTCGTCCTGTTGTAGAATCCGTTTTGAAAGGATAAGAAAATGACTTGGGACATACTTTTACTTTCGCCTTGGCTATTCGTATTTTACATGATGTTTACAAGCTAATGGAACTTATAATATTATTTATCATGGCTTATTGTTTTTATCGTATGGTTAATTAAAGTTGGTTGAGACCCCTGTCCTAAGTGACTGACTATCAAGCACTTGGGGCGGGCGGCGGCCAGCCACCTAAGTGACTGAGCCTTAACAACTTACAGAACCATTAAGTTCGTTTATTAGCTCGTCTAACCTTGGAAGGTCAAGTCCCGAATCGTTCCAAGCGACACCATCGGGTGTGCGGTATCCGATTGCAGAGTCTCCGCTAGTGTCTTTGATGTCGTCAACAAATTGCTGATAATCTTGACAATCCCTTGCGAAGTGGTAAAGACCTTCGTCGTTTTGAATCCAAAGGGCGACGTTCCAGGTCTGACGATTTTTCCATCCGTTATAGCTCATAGGTTTTCGGTGTTGTGTCCTGCTCTCCTCATTGAGTGGAGGGCTTCTTGACGGGTCATATTGAATCGGGACATGAGATACATGAGTAAGTCATTCCCTGTGAGTTGTTGGTTTCTGTCTGTCATGATATAATTATCTTATATTTTATCGTTTGTGTCAAGGATATTTCCAAGAAAATTTACTTGTTTTATATCGTAGCCTTTAGCTTCTGATTTTGCAATTCTTAAAGCTTTTGATTGACCTTTTACTTCATCCACTAATCTACCAAAAGAAAAGATTTGAAAAAATTGTACAAAGTTTGGGTTGCGTCTTACTGAGATCATATTAGTTCCATTTGAGGTTTTTGAGACTTGTGTGTTTCTTTAACCACCTACGAAGGTGGTGAAATCCATTACTTGACCAATGATTTGAATATGGGGTGATATTTGGATCTTGCAAGACGACTTTATATCCTTTTGCCGTATTTACAATTTCCTTAATGTCATTGCATTGGTGCATCTGTTTCATTATCTTTCTGTTGCCCTTGCCCGAGTGTCCTCCTTTAGCCATTGTATTATCCTCCTTGATTTAGTATGAAAGGGCTTTTCTATGTTTAACCCTGCGTGAATATTTAGACTTATCTTTCATTGGACGAGCCTTGGTGAAAAGAATTGGGATTCTTACTTTAATCTTTTTTTGCTTCATATATAAAGACTAAAGCACTTTTCAAACAATAGCGAGAAAAAAATTAACTAAATACAACTTTTAATTTTATCTAATAATAATTGATAAGAGATACTAATAAATAGGAACAAATACATAATACTATAAATACATTGACTTATAGTATATAAAAGCTTTATTATAAGTTGTTGATTATCAAGCACTTATGGAATCGGCGGCCAGCCACCTAAGTGTCTGACTATTAAAGACTTATGTTAGAAGTCGTATTGAGCGTGGTAGCCCCAATCAATATCCTCGTTCTCAGAGAATTGCCGAAGAGCCTGGCGATCTGCTTCCTCCTCCATTCTGCGGCGGATGATTTGCTGAGACGCAATCTCGGCAAGGACGGATTCCCGTTCCTCGATTTCGAGGTCGGTCATTCCGAAGGCGTGAGCGGTGCGGGCGAGTGAATCATTTTCGTTTTCCATATATACAATGTAGCAGTCTGAGGGCGTGGAGTCAAGGAATATTTTTGTTATTTTACATTTTATAAGTCGTTAACTATCAACTACTTACGACGCTGGCCGCCCGCGCCCTAAGTGCCTGAAGGGCAAGGACTTACGATTAGGCTTTGAACAAGCCGTAGCGACGACTGCCGTCGTTATTTGCAAGGCGACGACGCAAGAGCCTCTCGGCATCTTTTTTTCGCATCGCGATGGTTTCAACTTGCCAAACGGATCCCGCTTGGTTGAGAATGGATTTTAGTATGAACATAATTTTCCTTTTGTTATTAGTTAAAAAATGGATGATGGCGAACATCACGAAGACGGATGCCGTGAACGATATTAGTTCTGTACTTGCGAACATTTGCACAAGCTCCCCAAGTTGGGTGATTGATTGGATCATCCGTAAGTTGGTAGATTTTCTTGCAACGAGTGACGACGACATCGCCCTTTTTGAATTTGGTTTTCATATTGTTATTTCCTTTTTGTGAAAATTGGGTTATTGAGAAACTTGTCCATATCGGCAGATTTTTGTTTTGCCTCGGCAAGTTGAGATTCAACCTTTGCAAGCTCAGGAAGAGCGAGCATTTCGATTGCCATTTCAACATTGGCATGGGTTGCAGGAGTTGCGTCTTTACGCATCTTTGCAATGGCGTTATTGATTGACTCGATACGAGATTCGAGAGTGAATATTTCCATTTCTGTCATATATATAAGGTAAACTAGTTTTGAGTTAATTGCAAACTTTTTCTTTTAGTTTCTTTCCGTGGGCTTCGGCTTCTTTGTAAGTGTCAAAGCTCCCTGCGTAGTTGCCGTTCATGTATAAGACAAAATGCTCATTGCACCAAGTCGAGAAGGTTTTGATTTCGATTTCCATTTTTTAATTTCTGCTTGAAGTTAACTTATGTTGAGCTTGCCACTCGGCAAGCCAATCTTGATTCTGCTTTAGCAGATCACGAGAGATCTTGACAAGAACGGGGTCGCTCTCGTTTCTGATAACTTCCTTGTGACGGAAGATATCGGCTTGAACCTTTTGGAAGAGTAGGTGTCGATCATTAATCATATATACAATCTAAAGGTAAAACCTAGTAATTGCAAGAAAAATCTTCTGAAGTTATTCACAAAAAAACTTTAATGGAGTCGCATTTTTTCCTTGACACCCTTTGACTTTTATGTTATAATGCGGACCTTTCGTAAGTTGTTGGTTACCAAGCACTTACGAGGGCGGGCGCCGATGCCCTAAGTGCCTGATTATCAGTGACTTAGGATGTCAAGCTTTTTATTTCCAAGGATCGAAAAAAGTTGGGTTCATGTCGGCAAGGACATCGCGATTTACTTCGCCCCAATTCTTGCCATCGTGCCAAGTCATAAAGACTTTTTTACCGCAACCCTTTAGGTAGTTGAGCCATTCGTTAGCTTTTCCCAACTTGTCAAACTTGTAGGCGTAATCGAATCCGCCAAAGTGAAAGTTGCCGTCCATGCCTAAAGCAAGCCATGGTTTGCGAGGAGATCGATTTATTCCGATTAATTTTATTTGATAATGCATGTTAGTTTTGTTGATAGAAAAAAAGAAGAGAAAGAATAATTATCAAAGGAATCATTTTTTAGATTCCTCTAATTTTTGGATTTCACTCCGCAAGTATTGCACATGAGCGTCACGAATCGAGCGAAGTGATTCTTTGCGTGAACGATTGAGTTTGTCCTGCCACCAAGCAAGATCTTTTTCTAATTGTTTTTTTGTTTTCATATTATAAAGATAAAGTATTTTTTAAGAAGTTACAAGGAAAAAGATTACTTTTGAAATCTTTTTTCTTGGATGATTTCTTGCCAAGCTTTGCGAGCAACTTGAACGGCATTGAGAGCGTCAAGGATTGCCATGCCTTGCGTGATCGAAGATTGCCAATCTTCCTTAGAGGATTCTCCTGCGAGAAATTTGAGATTTCCCTCTGCTTTAGAGAGAGCAAGACTTAGGTCTAAGTCTCGGTTGATGTCTTTTCTTAATTCTTCTAATGTTTGATTCATATTATAAATGTAATCTATTTTTTGTTAAATTGCAAGGAGAAAACGAATTATCTTAAGCAACCCATTTGACAAATTCAAACTTGCGGGGCAAGCCAAACTTTGCAAGGTCACGATTGAGAGACTTAATCGAATCGTGATGTTCGCATTTGAGAATTTGATTCTCTGCGATGATGTCGCCCGTCTTGCGGTCAACGATGTTAACTTTGGCGATGAAGCCGTTTACTCTTTTATTCTTAATCATACCTAAAGGTAACACATAAACAAGGGAATTGCAAGAAAAACTTTCTAAAGTTATTAACAAATTTTTTTGCCTTGTGAGTAAAAAACCCTTGACAAGCAGAGCTTTTTATGTTATAGAAGCCTTACTCGTAAGTCATTGTCTATCAAGCACTTACGAGAGCGGGCGCCGATCCCCTAAGTGCCTGACTATCAGTGACTTAGGAGGGCCAAAACCACACTATAAGGCAAGGTATTAGCGTAGCTGAAAAGGGTATTAGGATTTGTATTAGGTCTAACATATTTTTATAGAGTTGTCAAGGATTTTTTTAGTAAAGATATTGCTCAGTTGAATCTTCCCATACATGGGTCAACTTAAAGTCGGTAGTTTTCCAAGGTGAAAAATCTGCCTCGCCTATCAAGGCAATTCTTTCGGATATCTCTAGCTCTAAGGGATGCACCTCTGAAGAGCCTTGCATATTGTAGACCTCTACCTCTGAAGGGTCATCCTTCAGTACACGAGTGATTTGAGCCTTGAAGCTGAAGAAGTTTACCCTACGAGTAGGAACATTTTTATTTGATTGATTTAACATAAGTATAATGTAATGGATTTTTTAGGAAAAGTCAAGAGAATTGCAAAGTTTTTTTTTACCAATTCCTTGGCATTTCGTTATTGGAAAGAAACCTTTCGGCTTCGTAGGGAGAGCAACGAAGATCATCGCAGATGTCTGCAAGTCTTTCTTCTCTTGCTTCGGCACGAGATTGACGATAGCGAGTGACCTTGCAAAAGCGAGGGTCTGCTTCGGCATCTGCCATTTCTTTTAGTTGATCGAAAAGATCCCAAGAAACAATTCCCTTCTTGCAAAAGTTATAAGCACATTGCTTACGAGAGACACCTTCGATCTCGAAGATGTGGCGAGCCTTGTTTTCGTTGTAAACGCTAAGGCTTGCGTTTATTACCTTGTCGGAGACTTTGTTGAATTTGATGTATATTAGTTCCATAATTTTTTTTATTTTAGTAGTTTATCTTTCTTAATCTTATATATACAATGTAACACAGATGAAGCGAAAAAGCAAATTATTTCTTCACTTTTTTTTGTTTAGTTATTACGAATTTACAAAGGATTTTTTCTCTTTCAGTTAAGTTAATCATACCTAAAGGTATCACAGAAAAGCCGAAAAGTCAAGAAAAACTTTCGACTATCTTTTTGCACAATCCTATTGCATAGATTGGCATGGTATGTGTGCAGCTGTTTCGTAAGTTGTTGGCTATTAGGCACTTATGGAAACGGCGGCCCGCCACCTAAGTGGCTGACCATCAATGACTTACGGGTTATGTTGTGCAGTAGTATAGGACAACACTTCCGACGATTATGACAATCATACGACGAGAGGATTAGGCAACTTTGTGTTGCAAAAGTGCCAATCGAATGAGTCAATGATTTCCCCATTAAGGACAGGCTCAAAGTTGACTTGGTGAACACCTGCATTGGCAATGCCGTTGACTCGTTCGCGTGTGGTTGGAGTATTCCAACCTGCAAGTGACCACTCGACCACGCCAAAGGCGTCTCGTTTGATTATGGCGTTACCATGAAGCCAAACGGTTTGCCCGTCTGTCTCGGTGTTGCCGACTTTTTTAGATGTGCCTTGTTCAAAGGCGAGTTTGATTTGTTCGGTTACTTTTCGCATGGTATGATTTCCCCTTCTCTTACGATTAAAACTCTTTCACCTTGCAAAGATAATTCTTTCTTTTTTCTGCTTGCAATGTTCAAGGCTTGAGCCTCTGTCTTTGTGTTGTCGATTAACTTTCCGAAAAGTCGAATGTCGAACCACTCGGAAAAATTTGCGTTTTTTATTATTGTTATCATGTTATAAATGTAAACCTTTTTTGTAATTAATGCAAGGTAAAAGATTACTTTGTGAAGTAATCTTTTACTTGTTGAGAGGTTGCCTTGCTAAGGTCGGAAATGTAAACTTCCGATTCAAACAAGTGATCTTGCTTGTGATGCTTAATGGTAGCAACCCGAAGACCGCCCTTGATGCGATCAAGTGAGACGAGTCTCACGGCTTTATTGTTTTGCGAGGAGTGGTAAATGCCTCCGACTTTTAATCCTTTAGTAATGTTCATATTATTAATGTAAGCTTTTTTTTGTCGAATTGCAAGGAAAAAGAGAAAAAAGATTCGATTATTTTGTTGCACAATCCCACCCCCGTTTTTTGAATTTATTTTGGCGGGCGACGCCAGCATATCGGCGGGGGGTGGTTTTTCTCAAAATCTAATGCAGTAATTCACAGGTAAATAACGTTTTTTGAAAAAAAATCGGCGCATTTACAAAAAATAACTGTAATATATAGTAGAATGCCTAGACGCAAAAAAGCCGACATTGACGACGCTCAGGAAATAGAGAAGGTAATGACATCTCTCAATAAGACTAAGGTAAAACTTAAGAAATTAGAATTTTCTGAGAAACAGCAAGAGCTGTTAAAGATAATGTTTGATAGAGGTACTAAAATAGTATTCATAAGTGGACCCGCTGGAACCAGCAAAACTTTTATGGCTATATACGCCGCTATTCAATTATTTAATATGGATAATAACTATAATATTAGTTATGTAAGAACAATTATAGAGAGCGCTGATCGAGGAATGGGTGCGCTCCCTGGGAACATAGATGAAAAATTTGATCCTTTCATGATGCCCTTAAATGATAAAATGTTCGAATTAATGAGCGCTAGTGACGTGAAAGCCTTGGATCAACAAGGCGTAATATCGGCTATGCCAATAAATTACCTTAGAGGCGCCAGTCTCAACGACAAGGTTGTTATTGCCGATGAATCTCAAAACTTTAGCGTAAAAGAGTTAATTACCCTTATTACGAGAATAGGAGAAAATACTAAAATGTTTATTTGCGGCGACTCTATGCAAAGCGACATTAATGGTAAAAGCGGGTTTAACAAGCTTAAGGAATTATTTAATGATGATGCTAGCGCTAAACAAGGGATATACAACTTCGAGTTTGATCACAAAGATATTAAGAGGAGTGAAATATTAAAATATATTGTTAAAAAACTAGAAAGTATATAAAATGAAAGAGGGGGATGAAATTTGTTTTTGGCACGACCATAAGGATAGGTGCGGCAAAATAATCAAGATGTTTACTCAAATAGGCTTCGAGGATCATGGTAAAGAGTTTGTTGTCATTTTACTTGACGACTCCAGGGGTTTATTTAATGATTGCGTTATTAAAACTGAAAAAAATAAATTAAAAATAATTAATTGAATTAATTAATAATTATTATATAATAATTAACATATGAAGCAATTAAAATATTTTACAGCCAGCTGGTGCGGGCCGTGTAGATTTTTCAAACCATATATTATTGAGTTAATTAGAGATGGAGAAAACATAGAAATGATAGATATAGATGCCAACCCAGAACAAAGTCAAAAATATCAAATAATGTCAGTCCCAACGTTAATCTTTGAAGAGGATGGAGAAATTTTCGCTAAGAGAAATGGCGCTATGGACCCAAGCGAAATAAAAGCTCTACTAAAGTAAGATGGAAATTATAATATCTTCTTTGGTTGGTGCTGTGGGAGCTATATTAGTTGCTTATATTAATACTAAAGTTAGAGAAAAAAGAAAAGACGCTCTAATGGAAGAAATTACAAAAAAATTACACATAGACAGTAAAAATGTGTATATAATAAACACTAAAAAAAATGAAGTACATAATTTCAAATACGAATCTAAAGCTTCGACTCAGGAGCCTTTTGTGTTTTTTATAAAATAATGAGAATTAAATATTGTAAATCATGCGGTCATAAAAACCAGTTCATAGGGCTGGAACCAAAGTTTTGTTCAAGTTGCGGGGCGAGTTTTCAAAAAGGAACTTCTCAAGTTACAAAATCTAAAATTGCTAATAGACAAAAACTTAACGAGGATGAAACAGATGTTGATTTCGTTCCTAATATAGCCAGTCTACAATACAGCGTATCTCCATTTGAAAAGAAGACATTCAAAATGGAAGAAATGTTCGATCTTGAAGATGATGGCGGAAACTCCGAAAAGAAAAAGAGGTAGACCAAAGAAGGTAAAATTTGAGGATAAATATGAAATTATTGACACTCAAATTGCAAAAAGGAAAGGTAAGTGGTTTCTTAAGGCTATATCCTGGATAAGCTGGGAAGATGTTGGGCAAATAATAAGATCTCATATATATAATAAATGGCACCTGTGGGATCAAAAAAGACCGTTAGAACCTTGGTTAAATAGAATCATATCTAATCAGATAAAAAATATATTAAGAAACCATTATGGTAATTTTATTAGACCTTGCGCTCAATGCCCTTTCAACGCCTCTGGATCTATTGACAACATAAATGATGCTAATTTCTGTAGTTGGACTAAAACTGGCAAGCAAGATAGTTCTTGTCCTTTATTCTTGAAATGGGAAAAGACTAAAAAAAGCTCCTTCCAAATAAACATGGCTTCAAGTATAGATGCTAATGAAAATATAAACGTTGGACTCTGTAAACACTTTGACATTGACCATTCTAAAAATAAATTAAATAAATTAATGAAAGAAAATTTAACAGAAAAACAATATCATATATATGAGATGCTATATATAAAAGATTTAGATATTACCGAGGCTGCTGAAAAATTGGGTTACAAAAGCAATGAGAAAGGCCGTAAGGCGGGGTACAAGCAAATAAAGAACTTTGAAAAATTATTTAAAGATACTGCTAAAAAATTAATATCCGAACACGACATAGTATGAAACTAAATGACGAACAAAAAACCTTGGTACAGGAAAACTATAAAGACTTTCCAGATTTAATAGAATTAACGAGAATGGTATTTGAAGATGATTCTTTAGATGGTCGAACGAAAGAAGGTCGCGCTGTTAGAAAGTTTCTTGTTGACAATTCACTTAATTATACTACGACAAAAAAAGAAAAAAGGGATGATATTGAGTTTTCTGAGGAACAAGAAGAATTTATATTGCAATACGCTAAAGAAGGAATGTCTGCTTATGAAATTTCTAAAATATTATTTCCAGAAGTAAATGTAACAAATTTAAGTAAAGAAGTAATAGAATTAGCTGAACATATAAAAAATATAGATCCAGCTTTATTATCTCCATCTGAAAACGCGCTTAATAATACTTACTTCCCTCCTAAGGCTGCATCAAGAGTAATTAAAAAAATTAATGATTATTGCGCTAAAGAATTAGAAGAAAAAGAATTAAGTCGAGAAGAGATTGATAATATAGAAAGTACAATAAGATTTCTTGCTGCGCCTAGATTTGTTCAAGTTATGAACACTTATAGCGCTATGGATGACAGAGATTTATTTGAAGCTGAGTTTATTCGTTCGGTTTGGGATAAGCCTGACTTGACGAGTGATGAACTTAATCTATATATTAACGTATGTATGGATTATATACATTTAAAAAATATTAGTAAAGCAATTGACAAATTAAATAGAATGTTTGAAGATTGCGAAGATCAAAGAGATATGACTGTTAGGCTAGCGGAATTATTAAAAACTAAAAGTGAAGAATATAATCAATGTGAAAAACGTCAAGAGACTTTGATAGCTAGATTGAACGGTGATAGAAAAGAAAGAGTTAAAAATAGACATAAAGATAATGCTTCGATTATATCTTTGGTTCGAGTATTTCAAAACGAAACTGATAGAAAGCGTATGGTCGAGATGGCTGAAAAACAAAAATTATTAATAAAAGAAGAAGCTGACGGTCTAGAAAGAATGGACGTCTGGAAAGCTAGGGTTCTAGGAATTTCTAAAGATGAAGCAATATGAAACTAAAACACATCCATAAATCAGCTAGTAGTCTCGGACAAAGGTATTATACCATGTCTGCGGCGATAAACGTTTTCACGCAGTCCTACGGGCATAATATCGTACAAATTGGGTCCGAACCCAGGAACTCGGCGCACTCTAATTTTGATTTGTTTGATTTTTATGCTGATTTAGTAAAAGATTGTAATAAAGTTTCTTATAGTATATTTCATGAGTCTGATAACATAAGTCAACAAAAGAGAGAGCAACATTTAAACAGTATAATATATAATAAGTATAATGATGAATCTAATAGAATAAGAATAAGAAATATAAAAGATAGTAATATATATGAAAAGACAGATAATATAGATTTGTTAATATTAAATGATATATATTTTCCCATAGAAGAACTTACCACCAGGGTTTGCCCGAGCGCAGATTACTTATCTGGTAGAAACATACTGTATTCGATAACGGACGCTGAGATGAATCATTCTTACGGTGAAATCATCAGTCCTTCAAAAGAAAGGTGTTTGTATGAGTACAAGCTATTCAAAAATAAACTTAGTAGATCCTCAGTCGTAATTCTAGAAGGAAACGATTATCCTGGCGGCGCACAAACTTCCCTTGTTAAAAAACAACTGGGAAGTGATGGATTTATCTGTTTATTAGACTTACAACAATCAGTGTGGATAAAACGGTAAATTTCAATTGTAAGATATGTGGTGCTGAGTTTGATTCTGAACGATCACTACATGCACATATTAAGGCTCATAAAATATTATTATCAGAATATTATATTACATACTATCCTAGATATAATTTATATACAAATGAGTTAATTCCTTTTAAGAACAAAGATCAATATTTTTCTACTTATTTTTCTAATAGTATTGAAATGGAAAAGTGGGCGGCGACAGCCGACGACGAACATGTACAACAAATATTACTTGATATATTAAATAAAAGAATAATTAGTAAGAATTTACAATATGCGCCGAATCATTTAGAATTAATGCTACTTGAGCTTCCTACAATAGAGATGTATAAAACATATTTCGGTTCATATAATGAAGCCTGTCGCAGGCTTCAGGTTGAGCCGTTACTAAATAAAAGTATAAAAAGTAAATTTTTAAACTTCGATAAAAATTTAAAGGACATGCAGATTATGATAGACACTAGAGAGCAAACTCCCTTAAAATTCAAGAACAGTAAACCTCATAAATTAGATTTTGGTGATTATACAGCAGCAGGAGGATACTATAATAAAACATATGTGGATAGAAAAAGCGAAACGGACTTTAAATCAACAATGACTGTGGGGTATGATAGATTTAGAAAAGAATTGCAAAGAGCTAAAGAATTCGACTCATTCTTATACATTGTTACAGAAAGCTCTATTGATAAAATAATAAACAATAATAAGTATGGTCCGCATCGATCAAACTTAACATTTGTATGGCATCAGATGAGAATGTTATCACATGACTTCGCTAGGAACTGTCAATTTATATTTTCTGGAGGAAGGAACTGGTCGCAAGAGTTAATTCCAACATTACTTTATGCAGGTAGAGAAATGTGGCATTCCGATGTACAATATTATATAGACAAAAGAATTTTAAAATTATGAGCTGGGAACCAGGCAATCAAAAACGAAACCCTAAGGAATATGACATAAATAAACTGTTATTAGAAACAGAAGGGTTTATGGACGAAAGGGAAGCTAAAATTAAACTTTATGAATTTCTTAGAGAAAATATTACTTTTAGCACAAATCTCATAGCTGGAGTTGACTTATTTCCATTTCAGCATATGGCTATTAAGGCAATGTTCGAAAGTGACTATTTCTTAGGCATATGGTCTCGTGGTATGTCAAAGTCTTGGACTACTGGTATTTTTGCGTTCATGGATGCTATAATGAATCAGGGTGTTGAGATTGGTATATTGTCTAAGTCTTTTCGTCAGGCTAAAATGATTTTTAAAAAAATTGAAGATATAGCTGCCAAGCCCGAAGCTAATTACCTAAGCCAATGCATAAGTAAAGTGACAAAAGCTAACGATGAATGGGTAATGCAAATAGGAGAAAGCTCAATAAGAGCTTTGCCGCTAGGTGATGGATCTAAGCTTCGTGGTTTTAGATTTCATAGAATAATCATCGATGAAATGCTTCTTATGCCTGAAAGGATATATAATGAGGTTATAGTGCCATTCTTGTCTGTTGTTCAGAATCCAAAAGAAAGAGAAGATTTATTTAATTTAGAAACTCAACTTATTGAAGAAGGCCAAATGAAAGAAGAAGATAGGTTTGTGTGGCCCAACAATAAACTTATAATGTTATCTTCTGCTAGTTACAAGTTTGAATATTTATATAAATTATACCAAAACTTTGAGGGATTAATTAACCAAGGGGAGTCGGAAGGAAAAAACAAAGCTTGTAGGGCTATAATGCATTTTTCTTACGATTGCGCACCTAAACAACTTTTTGATGAAAACCTTGTGGAACAAGCTAAGTCAACCATGAGTCAAAGTCAATACGACAGAGAGTTTGGGGCTATATTTACAGATGATAGCTCTGGTTACTTCAAGATATCAAAAATGAAAGAATGTACCGTAGAGGAAGGTGTTGAACCCTCAGTAGAAGTAAAAGGTGAAGATGGAGCAAAATATTTATTGGCATTTGACCCTAGTTGGGCCGAGAGTGAAAGTTCTGACGATTTTGCAATGCAGGTGTTTAAATTGAATGAAGAAACTAAGCAAGGAACTTTAGTTCATGTATACGCTATGGCAGGAGAAAGTTTAAAAAATCATATTAATTATTTTATTTATTTATTAGAAAATTTTAATATTGTATCTATTGTTGGGGATTATAATGGAGGAGTACAATTTTTAAACGCCGTAAAGGAAAGTTCTATATTTAAACATACCAAACTTAATATTAATATAATCCAAACTGAATTTGACGATATCGAAAATTACCACAAATCATTAAGAATGGCTAAAGCTGAATTTTCTAAAGATGGTATACCTTGCTGCTTAAGAAAACCTACCTCTGGATGGATCAGAAGAGCAAACGAATTATTGCAGGCTAATTTAGATCATAAAAGAATATGGTTTGCGTCTAGAGCTATAGATGAAAGTTACCACAAGCAAAGAAAAAAGAAAATACCAATTAAAAACTTAAAATTCTTAAATTTTGCAGACGACGAAGAAAAACAAAATGATGCCGCTAGGATGATTGATTTAGTTGAGCATCAGCACGATATGATGGATTATACAAAAGGGCAATGTGCGTTAATAGAAGTAAAATCGTCTCCGCAGGGAACCCAAACTTTTGATCTACCTTTAAACTTAAAAAGAACTACTGGGCCAAGTAAAGCTAGAAAAGATTGTTACTCTGCTTTAGTATTGGGTAATTGGATGATTAAGATACATAACGACGTTAATGATTATAAGGACGAAGTAGTTAATTCATTCGTACCAATGTTTATAAAGTGACTTTTAAAGTGACATTTTAACTTTTTCGTGTATCATATAAGTAATGAGCAAGCCTAAAAGGAAATATACTAAAAAATCATCTTATTGGGAAAATCTTTCCAAGAGGACTCAAGTCAATCTAGGTTCCGATAGTGACTCTATAGAGCCTGTAATGTGTGGAGATAACTATTACGTTAGTAACTCAAGCGTAAAGGGTGTTAAGAACATAACTCAAGCTAATTCAGTCGCATCATCAGTTTCAGACGCATTAAGATCTGGAGGCACATCCAGTACAGGAACTAGGTTTAATAGAGCTGGCTCAGGCTCCAAGAAAGAAAAGTATAAAAACATTAGCGAGGGAATGCTTCCTTATGATGTGTCAGTAGAAGGTATTGACGTAAGGGAATCTATTGAATTATGCCAAAAGGCTTATGCTAATATACCAATCTTCAGAAACGCTGTAGATGTAATGTCTGAGTTTTCTAATTCAGAAATATATCTAGAGGGTGGAAGCGAAAGCGCAAGAAACTTTATTGAAAAGTGGCTTGAGAAAATTAATTTATGGAAACTCAAAGATCAATACTTTAGAGAGTATTATAGATCGGGGAATATATTCTTATATAGAATAGATGGTAAATTTAAAAAAGAAGATATATCTAAGTTTAACAAAATATACGGAAACTCAAAGTTTTTAGATCCTGGAAAAATTCCCTTAAAATATATTTTATTAAATCCATACGATATAGTATCCACTAAAAGTACATCTTTTGAGGGTGGTGTTTATAAAAAACTTTTATCCGAGTATGAATTGGAAAGATTGAGAACGCCAAAGACTCCTGAAGATGAAGAAATTTTTAACGCCTTGGACAAAAAAACTCAAAACTTAATTAAGCAGGGAGGGTTTGCCACAAGAGGGTTATCTGTTAATCTGGATGAAGAAAGATTAATTTATTCATTTTATAAAAAACAAGATTATGAACCTTTTGCTATTCCTTTTGGTTATCCAGTATTAGACGATCTTAATTGGAAAATTGAACTTAAAAAGATTGACCAAGCTATTAGTAGAACAATTGAAAACGTAGTATTATTAATAACTATGGGCGCTGAACCCGACAAAGGTGGAATTAACCCACATAGCTTAAGCGCAATGCAATGTTTATTTCAAAACGAAAGTGTTGGAAGAGTATTGGTTAGTGATTATACAACAAAAGCAGATTTTATTATACCTGATATAAATAAAATTTTAGGACCAAACAAATATGAAATTGTAAATCAAGATATTAGAGAAGGTTTGCAGAATATAATTGTTGGTAAAGAAAATTATTCTAGCACTCAAATAAAAGCTCAAATATTTTTAGAAAGATTAAAAGAAGCTAGAAACGCATTTTTAAATGATTTCTTAATGCCCCAGGTAAAAATTGTCTGTCAAGCATTAGGGTTTAGAAAATATCCGACAGTTAGATTTCAAGAAGTTGATATTAAGGATGAGATTCAATTCCAAAGAGTTGTTACGAGATTGTTAGAAATTGGTATTATATCCCCAGAGCAAGGTTTGTCAGCTATTAGAACTGGCTTATTTCCTCATCCAGATACAATGTCAGACGCTCAAAGAAAATACGCTGAAGACAGAGGGGAAGGAATGTATAACCCTTTAATCGGTGGTGTTCCTCCTATTGAGCCTGCTGGCGCAGAAGAAGAAAGAGATCTGAGAGAAGAACAATCTAAGAATGTAGTTCCGCTTAAGCAAAACCAACAAACTCCAGAAAAAGCGCCCAGTCAACCAGGTCGCCCAACAGGAGCTACAGCAGAAGATTTATACTCCAGGAAAGACTTGCAATCTATAATTTATAAAATAGAAAAACTAAGAGCTTCTGCTACAAAGGAGGTAAAAGATAAATTTTCCGTAAAAAGATTAAATAAAAATCAAACAAAGATTGTAGATAGTTTAGTTGAAGCTATTGTCACCTCCACAGAAAAAGACTCTTGGGAAAAAGAATTAAAAGCTTGTATAAAGGATAATGAAAAAATGGCTAATTTAGAAACCTTAAAAGAAGTTTTAAATATTGGCGCAGATCATCAACTACCAGATTACCCTTCTGCGATATTATTTCATAGTAAAAAATAATTTTTGTGTGTATACATTTGTATGCGCAAATATATTATTGATTTATCAGATAAAATAAAATCTCATGAGCTTTTTTGCGATTGCGAAGAAGACGGAGTAGAAAACATTTCAAATGAGTCCTGGGCTGCAGAAAAAAACAAAGGAAAGAAATTAAACAAACCCTTTAGAACGTCGGGTGGCCCGAAGAAATTTTCGGTTTACGTTAAAAACGACAAAGGTAATGTCGTAAAGGTAAATTTCGGCGACCCTAACATGTCGATTAAACGAGATAGTCCAGCAAGAAGAAAATCTTTCAGAGCTAGACATAATTGCGATAATCCTGGGCCAAAAACAAAAGCTAGATATTGGTCTTGTAGACAGTGGAGAGCTGGCTCTAAAGTCGAGGGTTCTGATGTAGAATTTTCCGAACAAGAAATTGAAGATATTATATTGGATGAACTTGACGAGTCTGAAGCTAAAGGTAAGGGTTTATGGCACAACATTAGAGAAAAGAAAAAAAGAATGGGTAAAAATTACCGTCCAGCAAAACCAGGAAGTAAAGACTACCCAGATGAAAAATCTTTAAAGAAAGCTCAAAAACCCTCCAAAGAAAAAAAGGAATCAAAAGGAGAGTTAACCAAAGAACAAAAAAGTTTACCTCCAGCCTTACAAAAAAAGATTTTAGAAAAGAAGGGTAAATCCCCAAAAAAAGAAAATAAAGATAAAAAAGAATCTAAGGCGGAATATCAACCGCACATGATGTATGATCTTAAAACTGGCAAGGGTTATATGGCTAAAAAAGAAGAAGATCACCTCAGAATGAAAAAGATGGGTTATTCTCACGAAAAGCCTAAATAAATTATTAGTGTATATTATATAACACATGAAATTTAAATATAAAACTAAATTTTTGAATGAAGTACAAGCTTCTGCAGAAAATGTAAAAGATGGAAAGTTTGTATCCCAAGCTTCATTGGAACAATTAAAGTCTTTAGTTCCAGAAGATATTGATTTCGAAAAAAATATTGATTTGATTGGTGTAGCTTTTAATGCAGCAGTAATTAATCAATTCAATAAAAATCATGATGGTATAGACACAAAAACTGCGCTAGCTATTAAAGATTATTTTATTCACAAGCCCACTAATATAGAACATAATAAAAAGAAAATTGTAGGGCATATTGTATCATCTGGATTTTCTAGAATGTATAATGATGAATTAATAAGTTCTGTCGGCGAAGAAATAAATCAACCTTTTAATTTGGCTCTTGGAGCTGTAGTTTATTCTGCAGCTAATAAAGAATTTGCCGAAATGGTTTTAAGATCAGTTGATCCAGAAGATGAAATGCATCAAGTGGTATCTGCGAGTTGGGAATTAGGATTTAATGAATATGTAATTGCAGCTGGAAGCAGAAGCTTGGATGAAGCGGAAATTATTTCAGACCCTAAGCATGTAGAAGAATTATCTCAGTATTTAAAAGCTTTCGACGGAGAAGGTAAATTAAATGACGGTACTGAAGTATATAGATTGGTGGTTGGAGATGTCTATCCATTAGGCATAGGCTTTACTGCAAATCCTGCGGCTGACGTAAAAGGAATATACGTATTTGACGATAAAAAAAAAGAAGAATCTGAGGACGATTCTTTGAACGCTGAAGAAAAAATACAAGTCAATAATAAAATTTATTTTTCGAAAAATGAAAAAAATATTTCACAAAATGGAATTTTAACTGTAAATGAATCTATAAACAATATTTCTATTATGGAAAAACAAGAACTACTAGAAGACTTTAAAGCTATCCTTGAAGAAAAAATGCCTGGTCATGATTTCTCTCAAGAGACTGTAGCTAATGTTGGTCGTGTTATTGGAGATGCTATCAAATCCAAAAACGAACAATATGAAAAAGAACTTCTTGCTCTTGAGGAAGAGCGTCAAAAATTCGCAGAAGCTGAAGAAGGTATTAAGGCTGATCTTGAAGATCTTAAGTCTAAGCTTGAAGCTGCTGAGGGTCAAGTCGCCACTCTGAGTGAGGAAATCGATTCTCGCAAAAGCGAAGACGCTTTTAACGCTCGCATGGAAGATGTTGATGCGACTTATGATCTTTCAGAAGAAGATCGCAAGGTTTTAGCCTCCGAAGTTGAAGCTATTAATCTTGACGAAGCTTCCTTTGAGGAGTATAAGTCAAAACTTTCCGTTATGTGGGCTCATAAAAGTAAGGAATACTTAGCCGAACAAGAAAAAGCTTTTGAAGAAAAGCTTGAGGCTGAACTCCAAAAACGCTTGCAAGGCATGGAAACATCTGAAGCTTCTGACGCTTCCGACACTTCCGAAGAAACTGAGACTGAAGAATCCGAAGCTTCTGAAGAAGTTGAAGAGGTTCTCGAAAACGCTGAAACTGAAGAAGAAGAAGTTATTGCTAATAATAACACAACTTCCGCAGTTGAAGAAGTTTCTTTAAGAGAAAAATTCGCAGAAGCTTTTGCGAAAGAAAATATTTCAATTAAATTCTAAAACTAAAAACTAAAATGCATAAACTATTACCATTTAGACAGTATGATGAAAAGGATGTTATCAACCTTTTCAAGCTGCAAGGTAATGCTTCCAAGTTCGGTAGCTTTTATCCCGAAGCTCCTATGGCTTTAGAAGCCTCAACTGCTTCAAGTGGATTCCTCGGAATTACACTTAGATCAACCCTCGCTTATGATGAGAATGACGAAAAACTCTCGAGCTACCCCGTAAAGAAAGACGAGCTTCAAGCTGTACTTCCTGGCGAGGCTGTTCCTGTTGTTACTCGTGGATTCTTCACCTTAACTGGTGACGCTGTTACAGGTGCTGCTGTTGGAAATATCTTAACGCTTGGCGCTAACGGTACATTCCTTACTCCTGCAAATGAAACTATTACAGTTGATACTTCAGGCCGTAGTGCAGCTACTGACGCAATTTCCGCATCTTCCAGCTTTGGTGTTGGTCGCGTACTTGCTGTTGGAGCCGCTGGCACAACTAAACCTGCTGCTATCTTTGTCCAACTTCTTGGATCCGCAGCTCAGTAACCATAGAAAGGTAAATTTATAAAATGAATATTACACTAAAACGAACCGAAGAACAAGTCGAGCTTATTAAAGCTATGGCTTCGAAAAATCGTAATGTTGCCTATGAGGCTCAAGCAGCTGCTGCTGAGTTTGTTGGTCCCGTTCTTTCTGAAGTAATGAATAATGCTCCTACATTGAGCAATATGTTCACTTCCTTCCAGTTTAACGATGATGATAATCCCTCGATTCCGTTGGATTTGTATCACGACATTTCGGATGAGGATTACCTCGAAGTATACAGTCAGTCAGTTCCTGGCGGATTGCCTTCGAACACAATCACACCTTTGCATAGCGAACTGAAATTTGCTACTTATCGCATGGAAACAGCTGTTGACTTTGATCGTCGATATGCTGCTCGTTCCAGACTCGATGTAGTTAGCAAAACTTTTAGCCGCATTGCACAAGAGTTGCTTCAAAAGCAAGAATACACCTCTGCAAATCTTTTGCTTGGCGTTCTTGCTAATGCCACAACTAACGGCGACGCTCATGTAGTTGCTTCTGCATCTGCTAATCAGTTCCTTATTGCTGACGTTAACACTCTTATCACTGCTGCTAAGAGGTTGAACACAGCTTGGAATGGTGGAACACCGATCACTGGAACTCGTGGAGTTTCTGATCTTCTTGTTTCTCCTGAGATTATGGGCGAAGTTCGCGCAATGGCTTATAACCCCATTAATACTCGTGGTCTTAGTAGTACCCTTACTGGTACTGCTACAGCTGACGGAGATGCAGCTACGGATGATACCGTATCTGTTAACAGTACAGGTGGAGGAGTTATTCCCGCGACTGAGCAAATGCGTAACGCATTGTATGCTAACGCTGGAGCTTCCGAGCTTTATGGTATCGCTCTTACTGAGATCAATGAACTTGGTGTTGGTCAGCGCTTCAACGACGTATTTAAGTCGATGGTTGCTGGCGGAGGTAAAGCAGGTGATGTCGGACACAGTAGCGGAAACTTCGATACTTCTGGTGATGAAATCATCATTGGTCTTGATCGTGGACGCGAGTCGCTCATGAGAGCTATCGCTGTTGATTCTGAGACAGGAGCCGAGTTGAATCTTGTAGCCGACGACCAGTATACTGCTCGTCAAAGCAAGATCGGATACTTCGGATCCATCGAAGAAGGACGCATGGTCCTCGACAAGCGCGCTGTTACAGGAATTGTGGTATAAGGTAACTTATCCATATATATTGAGTTTAAAAAAATCCACCTACGGGTGGATTTTTTTATTCCCAGATTTAGTATATAAGTGTAAGATTTTAATAGTACATAAGTTATGAAACCAAAGAAAAATTCAACGAAATCTGTTAAGGCTAAGCCTACTACAAGAAAAAGAAAAGCGGTTGCTAAAGCTCCCAGCAAAGAGAAAAAACTTTCATACATAGACGGTAAGACAGCTGAAGCTGTTGAAGATAAAGAAAGATTAAGGGATCTTGAAAAGTTGTTGAATCCATCTTCATTGCATAATCCATTTAAGGTTACTAATGCAGAAGACTTGGATAAAAAATTAGGCGATATGAGTTTGCCAGAACTACAGTCCTTATCTGTTGAGGTTGGAGTTTTTCCTTCTGGAAGCAAAGCTACGCTCAAAAATAAATTGAAAAAAGAATTTAAAAATAGATTTTTCCTCGGAAAAGGAAAAGTTCTTTCAACAACAAATCCCGTAGCAGATTACTCGTCTATGACAGAAGAGCAAAAACGCCTCTTCTCAACCGAGTGATAAATGGGACAAATAGATTCTATAGCTGAAAGTATATTTAACACTGAGTTCTATGAAGAAGTTGGGACTCCTGAATATATACAACAAAGGAAAGTACAAATATCAGCTTGGCTGGAAACAAATATTGGTCAATTAAATATATTAATCAATGAAGGCTTTAGGGTTGACGAAAATAATGATGCGTGTCCAGTTCTTAAAAATGAAGAAATCGCAATTTTTATTCAGCTCTATTTAAAATATTATTACAAAAGGCAAAGCCAGTCAATACTAAAGAATCTAACTACCACTACAACTTCTGGAGGGGAATCCTCTTCGTCTATGTCAGAGTGGACTCAATTAAGAGAAGGAGATTCTTCAATTACTAGAGTTGCACAAAACGCTTCTCCACAACAGAAAGTTCAAGTCGCTCAAACTTATAAAACATTTGCTGAAGAAGCTGATATAAAATTAAGCGAATTGGTTCATTCTTATAATATGTACAAGTCTTCGCCGAGACAAGTTGCTGGAAACGAAGCTTCTTCTGAGGATTGTACGCCAGAAGCCTCTGGGTGCGATACAGAAAGTGTTCAAACTGAATCGCAAGTACAACCTCAAGTTACGAGTCAAGAAGAAGGGCAGAGTCAAAGTCAAGATATCACATTCTTTTCCCAGGATGAATAATTATGACCGACCTAATATCAAGCTCAGATAAGGAGGCTTATGAGTCTGTATTCAATGATATACATGATACTTTTTCAAGGGAGATAACAATATTCAAAAAAGCTCAGAAAGTATTTATATCTACAGATAATACATATAACGCTCTCTACTCTAGAGTTAAGAACCAAAAGGGTGGAGATAAAGTAGTTGAAGAAATAAAAATTAAAGCTAGAATACTTTACTCTTCTAGCACTTCAAGAGAAAACTCAGAAAATGAAATACTTGGAGTTGATGTTCCTGATGATCATATAAGAATAAAAGTTAATGAAGAAGGTTATAATTTTATTAGACAAGCATCTGACGTTGAAATAGATGGAGAATTATTCGAAATAGTTTCAGACGCTTCTAAAGCTGGATTATTTTCTGTTAAATATTATAATATATTACTTAAAAGAAGGGGTTAATAATGAAGATTAGGATTAATAACAACGCTCTTAAGAAAATAGAAAACTCTCAAGTAGCTCCTATCGTTCATGCTGAAGCTAGAAGAAGAATAGAAAAATCTTTAAGAGAGGCTCAGAGAGAAATGTTGCAACAATTTGAAAGTCATCCTGTAACTCAAGAAATTGACATGGGTCCAGATGGATACAATTCCAGTGGGACTCTTGGCGGGTACGGAAATTTATATTCGTTTATTGGGTTTGAAGAAGGTATGGACCCCATAGCTCCAATAAGAATGTTATTAAAAAAAGCTTTAAAAATTAAAAATTCTCCAAATAGTCATAAGTCTATGATAACAAATTTTATAATAGAACTTCCATCAAAAGAAGAAATTTTTTCAGCGACTCCAAACCCTTGGGCTTCAGGAAGAAGTTGGGCAGAAGGAATAGAAAAAGGTATATCTGGATTAGGTCAATATTTAAATACCCAATCTTTCTCTAGTAGATCTGGGGAAGGTATTCAGGCGGATAAAAAAATAAGAGGGGGAGGTTTTTCTAACACAAAATATTTAAGTCAAATACTAAATGACTTAAAAAGAAATATACTTAGTAAAGTAAAATGAAAATAGGATTTGATCATGAATTGTTATCTAGTTTCTATCTCTGGTTTGATGATAGGTTGAATTATTTTGCAGAAGCTTATAAAGATCCTATTGAGCACACATTTCAACAAGTTGACTCTATAGATATACCTTCAAACTATTTAGCTTATTATAGCCCTTATAGACAATTTGTATGGGCTTCTGATAAAGTATCTGTACCAAGTCAAGTAACTATAGATGGAAATGTAGTGCAAGATCGAAACGGAATATATATAGATTATAATCAAGGAAGAGTGTTAGTTGATACAGGTGTATTTGGGAATAATAAAAATTTAGATATTAAAGGTACTTTTGCATATAAAACAATTAATACTTATATAACAGACGAAACAGAAGAAGCTGTTATTGTAAATAGTGATTTTATTATATCTCCTCTTAACCAAACATATTTACAACAAAATGGAGGATTTAATGATAAAATATATACTATTCCCGCAGTATTTTTAACTTTAGCAAATTCTGAAAATCATCCTTTTGCTTTTGGAGGTTTAGATCGTACTGAATTAAATCTTCGAGCAGTTGTAGTTGCAGACTCAAATTATACGCTAGATGGCGTACTTTCTTTATTTAGAGATTCGGCTAGAACATGTTTTAGTTTAATTAATTTTGAAGATTTTCCATTTGGCGAGTTCTCACACATAAAGAATCCTCCGTACAAATATTCCGATTTAATTGCTTCTTCTAATAAAAAACCTTTTATTGAAAACGTTAGAGCTTCCAAATTAACAGACCGATCCAGAGAGAGAATTACCTCTTCAAAGGACTATAAAATAGGATTTTTAGATTTTGAATTATCTAAGGTGAGAAATCCTAGAGAAAGTTTTTCTAGATAAAATTTCACATTTAACAATTTTTACTGTAATATAAAATACAAATCAACCTTTTAATATATAAACATTATGGCAACTGATAGAATTATTTACCAAAGTGAATCGCTATTCGTTAGTAAAATCGATGGAACTGGATCTGTTACTGTAGCTAACAGTACAGACAAAGACATCGATGTAGACGACATTAGCGAAATCAATCGTGTTCAGGACATGAGTTACAACATGGAAGTAACTCGTACTGATATCAATGAGTTTGGTCAACTTGCTGCTCTTTCGAGAGAAGTAACTGAACCCCCCACAGTATCAATAGACTTTTCATACTACCTCACCAACGGTACACAAGAAGAAAATTTAGGATTCAAACTTAATAAGGGAGATGTTTTTCCTGAGACAAGTCCTACTTCTTTCACTTCTGATTTACTTACTGGAACAAGTGGTAAAGATGAATTGAATTACTACATCGTTACTTCTCCAGAAGGTGAAGATGTTCATGGTCAAGGAGTCTCTCCTGATACTAATGGAATTAATCATACTGATCACGGATGCATCGGTATCGGAAACGGATTCATTACAAGTTACGGAATTACCGCAGCTGTTGGTGAACTTGCTACTGCAAGTGTTTCTGTAGAAGCTTCTAACATTCTTTTTAAGAATGATTTGAGTAGTGGCATGAATAACCCTGCTATCGATATTGATTCCACAACTGGAGCAAAGATTGCTAGTAAGGTAAACTGGGCAAGCGTTCAATCTTCTGACGGAGATCATAAGGATAATGGCGGTCAAGAACTTTTCGCTATTCGCCCTGGTGATATTACAGTTGACTTTGATGCAGCTGGATATATTGGTTCCACACAAGCTGGATCCCTTCAAACTGGTGGTGCTGTTCTTCCTGGTGCAGGAAACAGCGCTCCTACAACAAAGAGTGCTATTCACTTGCAAAACGTATCAATTGATCTACCTGTTGGTCGTAGTCCTCTTACAAGACTTGGAAATCACTATCCTTTCGCTCGTAAGGTTGACTTCCCAGTAAACATGACATTGTCCGCTTCCGCTCTTATGACGGATATTGATGATGGTTCTCTTGACGCACTTATTTGTGGTGGTGAAACTCCTCGTGATATCGCTATTACTCTTAATACTCGTTGCGGAAACACAACTGCAATGGTTTTTGTAATGCGTAATGCTATTCTTGATACTCAATCATTCTCCGCTTCGATTGGTGATAACAAAACCGTTGATCTTACATTCAGCAGCCAAATTGGTGGTGCTAATGATTCTGACAATGGAGTATTCTGTTTCGCTAAGCCATTCAACAGCGCAGCAGCTTATGGAGCTGGCACAGCTACTAATGCTATCACTCCTACTCCCTAAGAGTTAAAGGTAAACAACTTAAAAACCCCAGGTTTCACATCTGGGGTTTTTTTGTGTATTTACACATAAGGTAAAAGGTAAAATAATGAAATCAGAAAGAGAATTACTTGAGTTTCAAGTTCTTCGCTCTATCACTAATCTATATAAGTCGTTTTTGACTTTAGTAGAAGATTTGAGCGAAGATCACAAAGAACAGTTTGAAAGACTGAAAGAGGCTCTCCCAGAGAGTGAAGATATAATAAGACAGGCTGAATACCTCGATGAAGGTCAGCTTAATTATTTAAGAAAAAAAATACTTGATTCTGGCAACGATGTTAGAAGAGAACTTTTCGCATGTATGGAAAATTTTGAAATCAAGTTTAAAAAATAAATTTATTTATTATAATATATAATATAAACCAAGGTATAAGGTAACTATGAAAATTGACGAGAAAAAAATATTGTATTCTTTCGAGGTAAATGTCGAGAAAGAAGTTGAAGAAACAGTCGAGAAAAAGAAAAAACGCAAGAATAAAGAGACTGGTAAAATGGATGTTATTACAACTAAAGAAACAACTATGGTAAAAAAAGATGTTCCTTTTAATATTGTAATCAAGAAACCTACTAGAACACAACTTGAGGACGGAGACATGTTTTATAGCTTAGAGTTGAATAAGTTTATTAAAATGGGTCTTTTAACTAAAGCTATGCTTGCTAAGCAGTATGGAACTCAGGGTGGAGTTTGGACAGAGAAAGAACAAAAGCTTTACGCTGAATTGATATACAAAATGCATCAGAAGCAATTGGAGATCCAGCAGTTCTCTATTCTTGGCGAAAATGGAAAGCTATCTGATAGACAGAAGTTGAAACTTGATATTGCTATGAGAGAAATGGCTGAATTGAAAAAAGAATTAACTGAATACGAAATGGTTCAAAATTCCTTGTTTGATCACACCGCAGATATTAAGGCTAGAAACAGAACTATTATGTGGTATATTCTGCATCTAACTCATTTTGCCGAAGGTGAAGATGAAGATGCAATATTAGAAGAGATGTTTGAAGGTGATGATTTTGAAGACAGGTTCTCTCTATACGAAGATAAAGAAGAGGGTGGAGATGAAGTATATGAAAGAGCTATTGACAAAATTTCTTCTATAGTGACTATTTGGTACATCAGCGGAAATCAAGAAAAAGAAAGTCTAGAAGAGTTTATGGAACAAATGAAAAAAGACTCTGAAGATTTAGAAAACGATCTTGAGGAAGATTTAGAGGAAGATTTAGAGGAAGAGTCTGAAGAGGCTGAAACTCAAAATGCCTGATGATCTGCCAGATAAAAAACTTCTAGAAAAAATATTTAGAGACATAAGGCTAGGTTTCTCTTCTTTTATCTATGAGGGAAAGACTTGTTTTGTTAAACACGCTTCTCACCATCAAACAGATATCCTTAACCAGTCTTACGAAGAATACTATAATAAGGCAACCTCAAAAGGGGTAATGACCGAAAAAGAACTTCTTGAAACTTTAGAGAAACAAGAAGTGTGGAGTTCACAAGATGAAAACCTTTTCGAGAAGAAAGAAATTGAGATGGAAAATCTCAAAAAAACTTCTGCAAATTTAATTGTAAAAGCTCAAAGAAATTCTTTTGAAAAAAGAATAAAAGATCTTGAAGAAACTTTATTAAAGCACAGAAATAAAAGAAACTCTTTAGTTAAGAATACTGCTGAAGAATACGCCTCCAAGAGGGCTAATGAAATTTTTATGTTTAATTCTTTATTTAAAGATAGAGAATTTAAAGAAATGTTTTTTTCTGAAGAAGAGTTTGATCATTTAAATAAAATTGAACTCAGCGAAGTTTATATTGAATATAATAAATCAATAGAAATATTTAGTCAAGAAAATATAAGACAGCTGTCAATAGAATCTTTTTTTACAAGTTTATTTAATTTATTTGATAAAGATGTTTCTAATTTTTATGGCAAGAAAGTATTTGATTTAAGTTATTACCAAATCAATCTATTAAACTATGGAAAGTTATTTCTTAAAATATTTGAAAATAAAGAGATCCCAAAGGGAATACAAAGAGACGCTGGAAAAATATTAGAATATTTAGAAGAGTCGGAGACAAAGAAAAAGGCCGCTAAAACCGCAAGTGAAAAAGCTCAATCTGCAGCTGGGTTTTCCTATAAGGGCGCGACTAGAGAAGATCTTGAAGAAGCGGGAATCAATACAAAAGGTGCTATGGACATACATGACTTGGCCAAGGAAGAAGGCAAAGATGGCGAATTAGATATGGAAGATTTAATGAAAATCCATAAAAAATAGTGTAACTAAAATTACACAGGTAAAAGGAAAATTATGAACCCCATTGTAAACATACCAACAGGTGCGAGTGGCTATAGGCAAAGTATAGTCTCTCAAGCTCAGGCTGCTCAAAGAACTGTTAATAATATGCAGATGAGTCCAAGGTTGAACCCAAATGGATTTGTACAACCTTTAGGTAAAATTACTAATGCAGCCAGTGAGTTTCAAAAGTCAATGGATGCTTCTGCCGCTCGTGTATTTGCGTTTGGAGCAGCCGTAGGAGTTATTAATGGAATTAGTGACGCTTTTAAAACTTTAGTGACATCAGCTGTAGAAGTAGAAAAGTCTCTTAAAGATATTCAAGTTGTTATGGAAGCTACTGATTCTGCAATGCAAAAATTTGGAGATGGTTTATTTGACGTAGCTAGAAATACGGCAACTAGTTTTGATTTGGTTGCAGCTTCAGCAACAGAGTTGGCCAGGCAAGGCTTAAGTGCGGAAGAAACTTTAGCAAGAGTTAACTCAGCACTTATTCTTAGCAGGCTATCTGGGTTAGACACAGTAAAGTCAACAGAAACTTTAACAGCAGCAATCAACTCTTTTAATAAAGAGGGTATAACGCATGAACAAATAGTTAATAGAATGGCTAATGTAGATGCAGCTTTTGCTGTCTCATCTGCAGACTTAGCTGAAGCCATATCAAGAGCGGGCGCTGTCGCTCAATCTTCTGGAGTTTCGTTTAATCAATTGTCAGCTATTGTAACAGCGGTTCAACAAAGAACTGCTCGTGGGGGATCTGTTATTGGTAATGGATTTAAAAGTATATTTACAAGAATTAAGAGGAGTGGAGTGAGAGAAGCTCTTGAAGAAATAGGCGTCACAACCAAAGAAATGGATGGAAGTTTTAGATCTTCCATAGATATTATAAAAGATTACGCAAAAGTTTATCAAACATTAACAGATACTCAAAAAGCTTATACATCAGAACAAATAGCTGGAGTCTTCCAAATACAAAATTTACAAGCTTTAATACAAGATTTGAATAGTGGGTATTCAGTATTTAATAAAGCTTTATCAGTTGCTAACAATACAACAGATCAAGCGACACAAAGAAATAAAGCGTTGAACGAAACCTTAGATGCAATATTTAAATCAACAACTTTAAGCGTAAAAGAGCTCTCAGCATCACTTGGGTCTTTAGCTTTTGAGGATAGCTTTAAAAGTATATTAAAATTTGTAGGTAATTTAGCTGATAGCTTAAATGGATTATTCGATGAAGAAACTGGTAGCAGTTTAGCTAAAAATTTAGTTAAAGGTATAGGAGCTTGGATAACTGGGCCTGGCGCAGTCTTACTA